GTCTAATTCAACTTTAATGGGGTCAAGAATGTCGGGGTCTTCTTCGTTTTGTTTATAGCCAAAAGGTACAGTCCTTGCAATGCGAGGTATCTGCACCCACTCGTTTTCTTCTTTAATGTCTGTTGGCTGCGGAAGTTTCCACTTGCCTATGCTGCGTGTCATTTGTTTTTGCGGTTGTCTACGCTTGAGAGAACCATACCACCTTTGCGATAATCTGTAGTTCCAGTATTTTTATTTTTAGCGGCTTCTATTTCAGCACGTTTTCTTGCTACGTATCTTTGACGATGTATGGTTAGATTTTTAGACAACCTATTACCACTTTGCCACGCATCCATAGCCTCCTGTTGTAATGCTTGAATTTCCTGCGCAGTCATTATTAATCATCCTCCACAATAGCTTTAGGCGGCATTAACATCACACCACCGCTTGCTTCTACCTGCATCTTCTCTGTCTTTACAAGACCTACACGGTCAAGCAACTCTTTAGCTGCAGACATCTTATCACGAATACCAAGTTCAGTCGGGTCATACAGTGCGCCAGTCATAGCCATAGCAGCCTTCGGCGCATTACGTGCCATATACATTTGTGTGGCCTCAAGAATCTCTTCTTTAATGCCCTTAACAATTTCATTGATATTAGAGGTGTCAGCATAGCCAGCCAGCTTTTTTGCTGCACCCATATCGCCACCAGCTTCATCAAACAACACGTCCAAAAACTTCTGTTGTTTCTCTGTCAATTGCCTTGCCATTAAAACTCTCCATTGTGCATGGCATTTGCCAACTTTACTGCACGTGATTTTACCTGAACTGCCCACCTGCTGTCAAGCATTTCTTTTGCTGCATTTGGGAAATCTTCTTCGTGAATAGCGTTCCACATTTTTTGAAACTTACACAAACGCGGCACACCCATATTAAACGCCATATCCACCAAGATAAGTTGACGCACAGAGTCCAGCCTGTCTACGCAAGGGTGCGCACGTAACAGTTCTTCTTCGACTATCTGCACGTCATTCTCTGCAAGATACCGGGCATCTGATTCAGTAATGCCATGCTCGTAGACTACATCAATGCTTGGAAAGTCCAGATGAGCAAGTTCTTCATCTGTAATGCCACGGTCCTCAAGGTTCCGACCAATACCGATTGTATCAATCCCAAGAGAGTCCTGATATACATTTAGAACCAAACCCTCATGGTTAATCAGCTTTGTGATTAAGTTGCGTCTGTCATACTTCATTTGCGTGACTCACTAATACGGTGGTTAGACTGATGCGGATGTTTACCTTCATGGTTCATCCACACTGCAAATGCACCTGTCATTGCACCAGTAACAACAGACACTAAACCTGCTTGTGCTGCACTAGGTTCAGGCAATGACATAAACCATTCTACGACACGCCAACTCATAAGTGTCATCACAAGCATCATAAATCTAGGAAGTAACTTCCACTCTAGTATTTTCTCTGCTGCCATTATTTTTTACCAAAGAACTTTGTGGCACTGCGAACACCAAAAGAAGCAGCCACAATAACACCAAGACTATACTGATACCACTCAGGCATTTTTTCCAGTTGGGCAAATCCGTTTTGAACAACATTCTCCATTCCCGGTATGAAGGCAAGGATAAGTGGGATGCTGAACAAAATAGTAAGCCATTCGTCTTTCCACGAATTAGCAGACCCTTTGGCCATTTCCAAATCCCAATCAATCTCGCCAGTAGCTTTCTTTTCCATAATGACTGCTTCAGCTTTTGCTTTAGCAACCTTTGTGGCAGACTCTGCTTTCTTTTCTTCTACCTTGCCATTTAACCATGTTCCGGCTAAATCAGCTATCGGACCGATTAGCATGTTTAACATATTGTATCTCTATTTCAGATTTAATGATTTCCAGTCGGTCTTCCCAACTAGGAAATGTTTCCCGAAGCAACTTGATATTATGTGCCTCTGCGAAATCGTGCAGTCTTTTTTGCAATAGATTTAGGCTGTCGTACGAATTGTTTTCCTGCACGTGTTCCCTCTCTCTTAGCCTTAGTTGTAGCGGCATATTCACTAGATGATAAAGATTTAATTGCTTTTTCTGGTAAATATCTTTCACCCGTTTGTGAAGAAGGTTTTCCGCTTTTAGTGCGCCATTTTTGTTTTGTCCACGCTTTTAAACTTTTTTGAGATTTTGCTAGTACCATTATGTTATATCACTTTCTGGCGGGTTTGTCAAGGGGTTTTGTTCCGCATTTACCCATTTACTAAAAGCCAAAGAATGCCTATAAGCACTGCAGCTGCAATAAGTGTAGCACCAATAATGGCAATCCACTCAAGAAATTTTTTGCGCTTCTCTCTTTGCTTATAAAGAGTCTCTTGCCTTTCTGTGCGAATCTTACCTTCCATTCGGATAAGTTCTTCCCACGTTCCGGCCTTACATGTATATTGAATAAGCTGCCGCAGCTGGTCGCGCTGCTCTTGCATCTTACGCTTATTCATTACAATCTCAAGTGCTTCTTGCTCAACTGATTTGCCAGCAAATAGCTTCTTGAAAATGGGTGGGTTCTTTGCTTCCTTTTCCGCTTGCTCTATATCGGACAGCGCACCCATCCATCTGGACAAGTCACCTACCATAGACTCAATATCGCGGCCTATTTGAAAGCCCTTTTTCAATGCACCAAAGGCCGCAGAAGCAGCAGCCATTGCACTCATGGGGTCCATTTTAATATACCTTTACGCTGTTGGGGTCTATGAGTTTAGGTATACAGTATGCTGTGACTCTATCTTTTTGGTCTATATAGGAATAGTATCTATAGTTTCCGTATCGTTTAGCTAACTCCGAAGCAAAAAAATTACATTCAGTAATGGAACGAAAATACATATCATTGCTTATTAAGTTTCTGCTGTCTCCTACGCCAAGATATACAAGAAGCAAAAAGACATGTTCCATTTACTCAATTATAAAAGTAAGATTTTCGTGGTCTGGATAATTTACTAAGACTGGACCTTCAGGACAAAAATACTCTATATGTGCTAACAGTGTTGCTTTTCCTTTAGCTACCTTATTTGCATGATGTCCTTCTAGCTTAACCTTATATCCAAACTTATCCACTTTGTCATTAGCAGGACCGCTGAACTTTGCAATGCTAGGCACAGCGGGATGAACAATATAATTGGAGTCACGTATCTCTAACTTAAATCCTTCTACAGAACAATCGTCACGTAATTTTTCACGGGCTACTACTACAGTGAACTCACCGTTTGCTGGGCCATTTGAAATCTTAAAATGTTCTGGGGACCATTTAAGAATGGGGTCTTCAATGCCTAGCTTGTCATACAGGGTATAACCGCCACCTATTAGGGCAAGAGTAGCGGTAACAACACCTATTCCCTTTGTAATATTTTCAATATCCAATATCATTTATAGCCGCCACCTGCAGCTTTATACTCACGTGCCAGCATTTGGGCTTTACGTGCTGACCACTGACCGGGCTTACCACCTTTGCTGCCAGCCTTAATCTTTTCAAACAACCGCTTTCTCATTGTGGGCTTAGTGTAGTTGCCAGCTTCATTAACTCTACTTTTGCTCTTCGCTTTAGGCTTCGCCTTGCTGCCAGCTTTTCCAACTGACCCACCCGCCTTGAGTTTTTGCCCTTTCGCCACGCCTTTAATTGTTCCTTTGTTGGCTGATGCGTAGAAGATGTCTTCACCCTTCTTCTCCCCATATCGTTTGGTCATAGCAGATTTAATCTTCTTTCCTTTTGTTGTGAGGGGCATCTCCTTAACTCCGTTGTGGCATATAGGATTCTTTTAGCTTTACAATGACTGTTACTGCACTGTTAGCACTTGCCAAGCCGCGCAGCTTATCATTTTTGAAAAGCCAAAATGGGTCATCATTAATGTGTACCATTGAATTGGCTTCAATGTCTACAGTCTCTGCAATTGTATAATATGTGGTAGTTTGGCTATCATACCAGTCTAGGCTAAATGTAACCTTTGAGGCACTGGCATTGCTAATAAAAATACTGTCCACCTCTGCTTCATAGTTTGACGGTACAGTGTATATGTCTTGATTGCTTGTTGTCAGTTCTAATCCAACGGTGCGGTTCTTTGTTTCCATTTTACACTCCGTTAGTTAAATCATAAAAGATAAGAGAACCAAGAGCAGAGCCTGCTGGTGTACCTGATACGGCTGTTCTAATACCAATAGTCATAATGTCACTTGTTCCACCGATTGTTCTACCAAGTTGAAGTGACCATTTGTATCCCGTAGGAGCATCCACACCGCTACCAGCTTGAACAGTATTAGTAATATAATCTAGCTGAACTACATCGCCACCTGTCATAGCTGTGGCTGTTACATCATAATCTATGTTAGTAAATGTACTGGTATTCCAAGATGCGCCTGTTAGTGTAGCATTACGAACAAGTGTTATAATGTAATCCTGTCCTGTAGTAGGAAGTACCTTTAAGATTTGTGGAAGTACGACTGCATCAAGAGAACCGGAGTTTAACCTCAATGAAATCAAGGGTTTTGTTGTTAGGCCAATACTTGTCAGTTCAGTAGTTCTCTGGGCTGCAAGTTCTACAACATCTTGCTGATAACCACCTTCACTAGCAACAGTACTACAGATTTGACGGAGGGTTGCGCCAGAAGACAAAGCACCTGTAGCGGTAATTTCGTACCTAACAGGGAGAATGGCTGTCTTCATATAGACTTTATCTTTGACATTCTCGTTTTGAAATATGTGAGCAATTACAGGTTTGCCCTGAGAATAGAAGCCGCAACGAACATCACCAACACCTAGCCACTCAATATCAAAAAACAAAATTTGTGATTTAGTAAGGTCTAGAGTAATACCGCTTGGACCTGTGCCATCAAACTTATCTACGTTCCAGTTTGCCTGTGTAACATATTCTGTGTCGTCTACTGAACCACTAGTTGATTTGCGAAGAACAAAACGAACATCTGTATCATTCTGTTCTAAATACAAACCATCATTAGCACCAAAGTAACCAATGCGTTGACGCAGGTTTGTTTGCGTAGGGGCCATAACAAATGTCATCAGGGCCAGCAAACTTTTACCCGGCTGATATGGAAACACTCTTTTTGTTTGGCGTATAACCTCATCACCAGAAGTCGTAGTCACATTCATGGCTACAGTGCTTTCGTTAGGAAGGTGCGTTGTTGTAGCAGAACCAGACGTAGACGTATCAAACTGAGGGTCTATCTGAAATCTATTTTGACTATCAAATAAAGTATATGGTTCACTTACACGCAGTCTACCAAATGCATCAGTAGTATTATCGCCAAACTGGACAGTGTTACCACCGCCAGTGCTGGATAACCGCACAAGTTCTGGATAGCTTGTTATGCTCACTTATTATTCCAATCTAACACCTTGCGGTGCAACTTCCAAAACCAATTACCTACAGAGGTAAAGGGCTTGCCGCAATACAACAAACCCCAACCGATGTATTTAATCAAATAGCGACGGAAGTGTGTCATAGTCGTCTTCCAACCA